TCAATTTCATTTTCGTTAATATCTTTGTCAAAGAATAAATTATCTTTAACTTTAAACAAAACTCGATTTTCTCTTACTTTAGTGCTAGATATTACTGCTGAATTTACTGTTACTTTGATATATTTACCTGTAAGATCAAAATTAGATGCTCTCTCTCTACTAATTACTTCCCAAATTGTACAGGCTGAATCAAAGTATAGTTCATCATTATGAGATACTACTTCAGCAGTTTGTTTATGATCTAATTTTACTGCTTCAAGATCAATAAATCCTTCTTTAGCTAATTTTCTAAGTCCATATTCTGTTTGACTAGATTTTAAATTAAGCATGTAGTTAAGAGTTTTTACTGTAGTAATTAAAGAACTTGTTTTATCCACATAAACAGAAAGTAGAAGTAATAGTCTCATAGCTACAGGTGAAACTCTTGTAAGTTCAATTAAATCTGCAATGGATTCTTTCTCTATTTTGATTTTTCCTTGCAGATCATTTACATGTATGTGTTTCACGGCTAATTTCTCCAGTTAAAAATTTGATAGTTCTTATTTCTTCTCTTATTTTTGCTCTCTATATACATTATAGCACATTATAGTCTAAAAGTCAAGAACTTTTTGAAAAAATCTGAAAATTTTTACAATGCCCTCAAGTTCTTACTCTGCTTATATTATAGCATACATTGGTCAAAAAGTCAATAAGAAAAGTATCTTTACGAATTAAAAATTTTGTGATAGACTAGAATTATAACTGAATAATTATAAAAATTTATGCTTTACATAATAAAATATAAATATAAATACAAAATTACTAGAAATAGATCTAAAAATTAATAGTGACATTTATGATCACAGACAGATTAAACATACCGTAGGTATGGTTAAGATGATCTCCTAGTATTATTAGAAAATTAATTTATGAATATTTAACTTAGATATAATAACAAGAATAATTAGGTGATCATCATAACCATACTACGTATGTTTATGCTGTCAGAGATCATAAATGTCTCTATTAGCTATAATATATTTATTTTTAGTATTTATATAATAATTAAGAGAGATCATCTTAGACATACTAAAGTATGTCTAATCTGTCTATGATCATAAATGTCATTACTTTTTTAATACTATATAATTATTTTAATATTAAATAATATATTATTATATTATATATATTTATATATAGCATAATTTTAGTATTTTGTCAAGAGAAATATTTAGTTTGTGAAATAAATAACTTATAAAATAATACTTGACAAATTGTTCAAATTGTGTTATGCTATATGGGCAAGCTTGATTTTGGATATTTTTTGAAAAATTTTCAGAAAATACTTGACAAATTAATTTAATTGTGCTATAATAGAGTCATAATCACATACGGAGCGAAAAATATTTACATTTTACAAAAAATTAGTTGACAAGGCTTGGCAGATGTGATATAATATGTGTATGGCTTAAAGCTTAACTGCTCTCTAAAGTTTTAAGTCATGAAAAGTTCAGAAAATTATTGAGAAAACTAATTGCTCTCTTGTGTTTTCTCAGATTTAGACTGACTCAGCAATAATTACAGAACAAAACATTGAAAATTTTGGTTAATATGCAGTCTAGGAGGTAAAAACATGGATTTCATGAATGAACTTGCAAAAAATGAAAAATCAATTACAGAAAATGGAGCTATTGGATATAAGACTACAGGACATAAGCTTGTAGATTTAAATTTTGGTATTCCTAGTTACCGTGAAAAAGCAGATTTAGATATTTTTGATCAAGCATTTGCAGAAGATAAAGCTTTAACACTTAAATGGCTTTTATTCTTACGTGATGTTCGTGGAGGAGCAGGAGAAAGAAAGTCATTTAGAGAATTTGCACTTCATCTTTTTGATAAGCATCCAAAGTTAGCATTAAAGTTTCTAGATCATATCAACATTGCTGAATATGGTAGATGGGATGATTATGTATGGCTTTGGGATAATGTAAAAGATAAAAACGTAAAGAATATGATTGCCATGACTCTTAGTGCAATAATTAATATTGATTTAGAGGCTATGAGTAGAGGTGAAAATATTTCATTGTGTGCAAAATGGCTTCCTTCAATTTCAACTTCTAGTAAAGAAACAAGAAGGGTAGCTAATAAACTTGCAAAAGAAGTATTTAAAGTTTCACCAAGACAGTATCGTAAGATGCTTAGTAAACTTCGTAAATATCTTGATGTTGTAGAAGTTAAGACTTCAGCTAATCAATGGTCAGAAATTGATTACTGCAAAGTTCCATCTTGTGCTAATCTTAAATATGCAAATGCATTTTTCAAGCATGATGCAGAGCGTAGAGAAGAATATCTCAATAATTTAGCTAATGGCGATAAGTCTGTAAAGATTAACGCTAAAGCACTGTTTTTACATGATATTGTACATAAGTATACTAGTGGTATTGATTTTTGGTATGAGTCAAAATATAAAGAAGATGCTACTTTAGAAGAATTGTGGAAAGCACAAGAAAAAGTAATTGGTTTCAAGAACACATTGGTAGTTCGTGATGGTTCAGGTTCAATGACTTGTAATATTCCTAATTCTAGTGCAACTGCAATGGATGTAGCTGATGCATTAACATTATACTGTGCAGAAAATAGTGAAGGTCAGTATCATAATAAGTTTATCACTTTTAGTTCAAAGCCTCAAATTGTAGATGTTAATGGTAAAGAAAGTCTTGCAGATAAGCTCACATATTTGCATAAATATGCTGATTGCTCTAATACAAATATTGAAGCAGTATTTGATCTCATTTTAGAGACAGCAGTTAAAGCAAAAGCTACACAAGATGATATGCCTAAAAGCATATTGATTTTGAGTGATATGGAATATGATGCAGTAAGAAGTGGTAATGTTTGGTCATATGATTGGGATCATGAAGCAATTGCTCAAGAAGATGAAGTACTTTTTGAGTGTATAGCAGAGAAATATGAAAAAGCAGGGTATGAACTTCCAAAATTAATCTTTTGGAATGTAAACTCAAGAACTAATACTATTCCATTAACTGAAAGTAAAGCAGGAGTGATTTTGCTGAGTGGATTCAGTCAGTCACTTATGGAAATGGTAATGAGTAGTGAATTAGACCCATATAAAGCATTAGTAAATGTTTTAAATAAAGAAAGATATGCAGTAGTAGATAAGGTATTGTAGGAAAACCTCTTGGGGAATGGACTTGAAGAAAAAAATAAAAAAAAATAGCTTGACAATCCTCCTATTTTATGTTATAATATAAACATAGTTGAGACACGAAACAGCAAATACAGAAGAAAATACTTAATATGCCAATTTTACTTTTTCAAATGTGTCTCGTTTCTCCTTAAATTCAACATTTTATCACCTCTTATAAGACACGAACAGCAAATAAAAAGCTCAAACTGTTAATTTGAATACTTTATATGTGTCTTGCAGACTTAGTAGATTCTGACAGCAAAAATATATGCGTTAATGGGAAACAGCTAAGTTTTGATGAGTCTAGTACGATTAAGAAATTATAGTAGATCCTTTCAGCAATAATATATTTCTAAAACATAATTAAAGACTGATTATCTTTTTAATGGGATCTAGTAAAATAAATAGGCACAGACAGCAAATATTATTTTGGGTATTTCAGAGATACATGAATGTGTCTAGTATTATATTATCTCCCTATAGTTAAGTGGATATAACATGGGATTTCTAATCCTATATCAGATGTTCGAGTCATCTTAGGGAGGCCATATTATGGATCGTTAGCTCAGTGGTTAGCAGCATCTGACTCATAATCAGCAGGTCATTGGTTCAAATCCAATACGATCCACCATATTAGCAAAATCATACAGAAATGTATGTTTATTGTATAGTAGCATCTGGGGCTGGTTCTGCGACTTTTATGTGCGGAGCAATACTAGTTCAGCCTCCTTTGCTACGGTTATAATCGCAGGTTAGTATAAAGGTAGTACGGGAGAGTCATGATCTTCAAATTCCGATTCGAGTTCGGAACCTGCTACCAAATTGTTTTCTCCTTAGTGATACATATAGATTAACTCCTTTCGCAGAGAAGAGCCAAAAAAATTGGCTCTTTTTTGCTATAAGGGGTTGACAGGGAGAAAAATGATTTGTAATATTAATTTAATTATGTTATAATGTTAATGTAGGAGGTGAGATATTTGATTAGAGGGTTAAAATTTGAACTAAAGCCTAATAAGACTCAAATTAAGCTATTAAATCAGAATTTTGGTTGTGTTAGGTTTATTTATAATCATTGCCTAGCTATGAAAAAAGAATTATATAGAAATGGTAAGCAAAAGTTTAATTATGCTGATATGTGTAGACATATTACAGACTTAAAGAAGTATGAAGAAACTTCTTGGCTTAAAAATGCTGATAATATTAGTTTACAACAAAGTGCTATGGATTTATGTAAGGCATTTCAAAATTTCTTTGAACATAGAGCAAGATTTCCTAAATTCCATAAGAAAAATGCTAAACAATCTTATAGAACTAGGGTTGGTAAAGTTGTTGATAATCATGTTAGAATACCTAAAATTGGCATGGTTAAATTTATTAAATCAAGAGATATTTATGGTAGAATACTTAATGCTACTATAACTAAAACAGCTTCTAATAAGTATTTCATTTCTTTTTGTGTAGAGTTTGATGATACATTTACAGATTCTTTACCTAATAAAATAGGTATTGATGTAGGTATTAAACATTTCTATACAGACAGTAATGGTGTAATTATAGATTCACCAAAACCATTATATAAACTTGCTGAAAAATTAGCTAAAGAGCAGAGAAAACTAGCAAGAAAACCATTTAAATCTAATAATAGAGAAAAACAAAGAATTAAAGTAGCTAAAATTTATGAAAAGATAACTAATATTCGCAATGATTTTTTACATAAGTTATCAAATAAGCTAGTAGACGAAAATCAAGTCATAGCTATTGAGAACTTACAAGTTGCGAATATGATTAAAAATCATAAACTTGCCAAATCTATTGCAGATAATTCTTGGAGTAGATTTTTTACTATGCTACAGTATAAAGCAGAAGCAAAGACTAATTGTAATGTAGTTAAAATTGATACTTTCTTTGCTAGTTCACAAACATGTTATGATTGTGGATATAAAACCAAAGAAGTAAAGGATTTATCGGTAAGAGAGTGGATTTGTCCTAATTGTGGTAAACATCACGACAGAGATATAAATGCTTCAAAGAATATACTTAAAGAAGGATTAAGGCAATTAGCTTAAACTTATAATACCGTAGGAACTACGGAAATATACGCTTATGGAGATTATGTAAGACCTAATAGTATTTGCTAGAGGGCGGTGGTCAATGAAGTAAGAATCCTGTACATTTAATTATGGGAAGTTCAAAAATTCTGAAAATTGTGGTAAAATTTGACAAATTTAACATATTGTGATATAATAGAATTAGATAGTTCTTATTTCTTTCTCTTTCTATTATTTACATGGGCGAGGATGCCGAAACAGGCTTTTCGCTCATGTAGATTTTAATATTGAGAAAGATGTGTAATTATTAAAGGGAAGGGGGAGGAAATGGCAAAGAAAACTAAAATAGATAAAGAAGACTCAGTTGATTTTATGTCGGATCTATTAGATGGTCTTGATTTAACAGATAAAGAGCAAGAATTTGTCCTAAGATATCTACAGTCTTATAATGCTACACAAGCAGCAATGCAAGTTTATAAGTATGATAAATATAAGGGTGCTGTAATGGGCAATAGACTTAGAAATAAGCCTAAGATAAAATCGGCAATAAAAAAGTTGAAGAAAGTTCAGCAGAGAGTATTTGATATTGATCCTAATGAATATCTTGAGTTTTTAATAAAATCAGCCAGAGCAGATATTAGTGATTATCTAAAATTTAGTGAAGAAGAAGTTCCAGTATTAGATAAAGATGGGTCAGTAATGAGAGATCCAGATACAGGAGAACCAATAACTAAATTTGTAAATAAAATGCATTTGGTAGATAGTGAAGAAGTAGATGCATCTTTAATTGTTTCAGTAAAGCAAGGCAGAGATGGTATTTCTATAAATCTTCCAGATAAAATGCAAGCGTGGGAAAAACTTCGTCAATACTTTGGTTGGGGAGAGAAGAAAGAAGAAAAAGATGATAATTCTGATTCTATTATCAAAGCAATTCAAGGTAAGACAGATGAGGTTTGGGATGATGATGCCGTTGAAGGGGTTGATAATGAGCTAGAAGAAGCTCTAAAAGATGGCTAATCAGAAAAAATTAAAATTAACTGGATTTAAGTTTCAACCTTTTAGTAAAAAACAAATGAAAGTATTAACATATTGGCAGGATAATTCTCCAGTAAGTGATAAGTTTTTATTGGTCGCAGATGGTAGTGTCAGAAGTGGTAAAACTATTTGTTGTTCACTTTCATTTGTATTGTTTGTAATGGATACATTTAATGGCATGAATGCTGCAATGGTGGGTAATTGATTTGCCCCTAATAATGGAAACATTATTTAGAAAATTGAGCAAATTCGATAAAATTCCTATTTGACATTTTGACTTTTTTATGCTATAATAAAAGTAAAAAGTTAGGGGGAGTAAGTTGAAATGTCAGGAAAAAAGACTATAGATATGATTGGTAAAAAGTTTGGTAGGTTACTTGTTATTTCTCTTGATCATAAGGTTAAGGGTAAAGGTTCTTATTGGAAGTGTTTATGTGATTGTGGTAATACAGTTGTAGTAATTGGTCAAAATCTTCGTAATGGTCATACTAAATCTTGTGGTTGTTATAATCGCGAATTGGCTAGTGAAAAAGCAAAGAAAATTAAGCACGATATTTTAGATATTGCTGGTCAAAAGTTTGGTAGGTTGACTGCAATTGAAATTGACAGAAGTGTACCTTATAGAGGTACTTATTGGAAATGCTTATGCGAGTGTGGAAATGAAGTTAGTGTTAGGCTCGATCATTTAGTTAATAATGATACTAAGTCTTGCGGATGTTATAAAGATGTAGCATTGCCCTATTCAAATATGAAGCATGGCATGTACTTTACACGATTTTATAAGATATGGGATGGTATTAAATATAGGTGTAATTGTGAGACTTCTAATAAGTATGCTGATTATGGTGGTAGAGGTATAAAATGTCTTTGGAATTCTTTTGAAGAATTTAAAGAAGACATGTATGAGTCTTATTTAAAACATGTAGAAGAATTTGGTGAACATGAAACGACTATAGAAAGAATTGATGTTAATGGCAATTATTGTAAAGAAAACTGTACTTGGGCAACACATAAAGAACAAGCAAATAATCGTAGGTGTAGTTTAAAAAATAGGACAATATCGAGCTAACTAACTGAATTGCGAATAGGTCAGTTAGTAGTGTAGAGAGTAGAGATTGAATAAATATAATATCTCCACGAGTGTTCAACATCTAAGTCTTTAGTTAGATATGATGAAAATGTACTCCGAGCTATATAGTAATATATAGAACTATAGGATAAAAAGCCTATAGGATAACATAATGAGATCAAGCGGCGCATTACGTAGGAATGTAGTTAATACGTTAAAGCAAATGCTATTAGGTATGGGATATGATTGTGTAGATCATAGAGCAGATAATTATTTAGAAATAACTAAAAATGGTGTAACAAATTTATTTTGGCTTTTTGGTGCTAAAGATGAATCATCAGCAGATTTGATCCAAGGGATTACGCTTTGCGCTTTATATATTGATGAAGTTGCATTGATACCGCAAAGTTTCTTTAATCAAGCTACAGCACGTTTATCTGTAGATGGTTCAAAATGTATGGTTTGTTGTAACCCAGCTTCACCACATCATTGGTTTTATCAAGATGTATTAAAACACTTAAAAGAAAAAAATGGTATGTATGTTCATTTTACTATGGACGATAATTTAACATTGTCAGAAGAAGTAAAAAATAGATATAAGACAATGTATTCTGGTGTTTTTAAGAAAAGATTTATAGACGGCAAATGGGTAGTTGCAGACGGATTAATATATGATATGTTTTCTGATAGAGAAAATATAGTTAATCCTAATGAAATACCTTATGATAAAATTATTAAATGGTGCATTGGTGTTGACTATGGTACTGGTAATGCTACTGTATTTTTACTTGGTGGTAAAGATACTGATGGTAATATATATATTGTGAAAGAATATTATTTTGCTGGTAGAGAAGAAGCTAGAAGAGAAAATGATTATGACGTTCAAAAAACAGATTTAGAATTTGCAGAAGATATGAGAGCTTTTATAGAAGAAAATAAGTATTTAACTGGTAAAGGGTATCGTGATATTGAAATTATGATTGACCCAGCAGCTGCTAGTTTTAAACTTCAATTAAGAAGATTTCATATGAAGGCTAAAAATGCAAACAATTCTGTTATAGATGGTATAAGGACTATGGCTACTTTTATAGGAGCTAGAACTTTATTTGTATCTAATGAATGTAGATTTTTTATAAAAGAAGTACATACATATTCATGGGACTCAAAAGCTCAGTTGCGTGGTGAAGATCGTCCACTTAAAACAGAAGACCATGTAATGGACGCTGCTAGATATTTATGTATGAGGCTTAAAGATAAACATAAAGTAGAAAATGTATCACGTAATGTTGGTTGGTAATATTTATAAATATTATGTACGGGAGGTGAGATAATAACCAATGTCAGTACATAATAAAGAAATAGGTGTAAAAAGAACTGTATTAGGTGCTTCTGGTGATATAGAACATTATGAAAGAGTGGAAAAATCTTTTAATGAGATGACCCAGCAGTTGTTAATGGGAGCTAAATATAATGCAGGTAATTTAAATAAATATAAATTACTGGATGATGCTTATCGTGGAAGTGGTGGATTCGAGGATGGAACATACCTAGTACCTTTTCCAGTAGAAAAAGCAGATAAATATGCACACAGACAGGATTTAGCTTATTATATAAATTTTATTAAGCCGATAATTGACTCGCACGTAAATCCAATATTTAAATCAGACCCAGTAAGAGATAATTTTTCAGATACATTTAAGTTATTTATAAATAATGTAGATGGAAATAATACAACTCTTACTAGGTTTATGAAAAAGGCTGCAATAAGAGCTAAATTACATGGTGTAGAATTTATTGTAATAGACGCACCTAAAGTTGATCCAAATGTAGTATTAACAAAAAAGAAAATAGCCGAAGAAAGGATATATCCGTACTTATATTTAGTAAGTCCTAGCCAAGTAACTAAATATTCAAGGGATAAATTTGGTAGGCTTATAAGTATAACATATACAGTTCAAAATGAAGTGATAGATAATAAAGGAGAAACTTCTTCTATTACTGAAACATGGACATGGACTGATACAATATGTAGAAAAAAAGTAAAGGATGAAGAAGAAGTATTTGAAAATACTATTGGAAGAATACCAGTAATACCTTTGTATGGAGTATTAAATGCAACAGATGATTTAATTCCACAATCTGATTTGTATGGTATTGCTAGAAGTTCTTTTGCTTTATATAATCAGTTAAGTTCTCTTGACTGTATAAATCGTGGACAAGCTTTTTCTATACTTCTTTATCCAATAGGTGATGAGGATGAATATGAAGATCCAGAAAATGACCCTATAAGAGTAGGTGTAACTGATACATTATTGTTTAGAGATGGTCAGCAATCGCCTAAGTTTATATCTCCTAGTGATAAGCCAACAGATATGATTGTTAAGGAAATAGAATTAATTATAAAGGAGATATTTAGGCAAGCAAATTTAACATTCTTAAATCAGCAAAATATTTCTAATGTGTCTGGGCTTGCTAAGAAGTGGGATAATTTACAGCTTTTCCGTACTATTATGGATTTAGCAGAGAATCTTCAGGCAACAGAAAGAATTATAGCATTTATGTTTGGTTCTTATATGAATGAGGATATGTCAAATTATTTTGTAACTTATAATAAAGAATATGGAGTAGTTGATGTATCAGAAACATTAGCAAATGCTTTAACTACATTTGGTTTTAATATAAGTGAAGGATTAAACTATGAAGTAAAGAAGAAAGTTATTCGTGCAATGACTGATGATCTTGATTTTAGTGTTACTCAAAAACTTATTGATGAATTAGATGGGCTAGAAAATAAAGGAGCACCAGTAGATGTTGAAGGAGTTTCAGCAGTACAGCCTACAGCTACTTAATACATATCCAAATGAGTTAGCATATACAGTAATTTACTTTATGACTTGACAAATTTTGAAAAGTATGTTATAATATAGTTATAGGTTGTGTGTAAGCAGTTAGACTTCTGCTATAACAAAAATGTATAGTTATGTAAGCAGAAACTTTTAAGTGACTGTATAGAGGCAAACTGGGTATGCCTTTATGAATAAGACTAATTTGATTAGTAAACTTCATATAAATTTTTTATTTTTATTTATAAAAAAGACTCAGAGGTTGTGTGATTTGACAAAATTAAAATTTTGTGATATAATAATAATTAGAAAGAGAGGAAAAGAAACATGGAATTAGAAGAACTAACTAAAGCACTCGGTTTAGATACCGAAGAAACTAAAGACAAAGCTGTTATTTTGAAAAAAGAGTATAATGCTTTTCAGAAGTCTATTCATGAACTTGAAGATAAGGAAAAAGCATTAAATGAAACAATTGAAGCAAATAAGCAGACTTTGGAGCAGTATAATATTCTTGTTAATGCTTTTGGTGTGGATGTAAACGCTAAAGATTTTGATGAGGGTATTGAACTTGCAAAAGAAAAGATTGTAAAAGAAGCTGGTGGCGGTGCAACTCCAGAAGAGATTAAGGAGCTTAAACGTAGTCTCACAAAAGCAAATCGTCTTGTAGATGAAAATAATAAGACTATTGAAGATCTTACTACACAGCTTAATAGTGAAAAAACTATGCGACTGGATAATGTAAAGAGGACAACTATTCGTAAATCTCTTGATAGTGTACATGCTCTTGACCCAGATATGATGACTGATATTTTCTTCCATAAAACTAAGGTAGAAGATGATGGTAAGACTTGTACAATTATGGGTGATGATGGTGTAGAACTTTCTGTAGCAGATTATATTGCAGATTGGGCAAAAGACCATCCAAGCTTTATTGAAGTACAGCCTAAAGGCGGTGCAGGTAGTTCTGGTGGTAGTGGTGGTAATTCTTCTAATGAAGTATCTCCATTTATGCAAGCACTTCTAAATACAAAGAAGAGTAGCCAGAATCCTAATAATACTAAATCATTAGCAGAAGCTTTTGGTATTTAATGTATAATAATCTCCACATATGTATAGTGTGGGGATTTTACTATTATAAAAATTCCTTTTATGAAGAAAGGTGCGTAAGCTAGAGAAGCTTGCGTAAAAATAAACAGAAAATTTTAATATTTTTAAGGAGGTCATTTAAACATGGCAATTGATTTTAAAATGAAGCCAGTTGATGGTTTTGATCCAGAGCTATTACTTATTGGTGAAGGCTATCTTGCTCGTCCTGTAACTCTTGACAAAACTTCTCTGGCAGGTATTACTCCAGATGATAAGGGTAATTATTACATTCCTTATGGTTCTTATCTCTACGGTTCTAATGGTACTTCTCTACTTGTAGACCCAAATCAGCTTGCAACAGTTGTAGTACCAACTGAAGCTAAAGCTACTGTAACTCTTGATAGTGGTCTTGTACTTACTGCAAAAGCAGAAGGTGCTGTAGCTATTCCTGTAGCAATGACAGTAGACACTACCACACATAATGATGTATTTAGTTATACTACATCTACAGGTATTACCATTAAACTCGGTACAGATAAGGCTGGCAATGTAAAGGATAATTTTGCACAGCTTGCTAAGAAGATTAATGAAGATCTTGTTCTTAATTCTCTTGTTGTAGCAACTGTTGTATCTGGTAAAGAAGCTGATATTCCTGCTGCTGATACTGGTACTACTGCTTCAGGTGGTGCAACTACTGTAGCTAGTGATATTGATGGTATTCTTTATCATACTGTAAAGGTAACTGATGGTGAAGCTACTGGCGCAATGATTATTCATGGTGTTATTAACATTGATAAGATGCCTAGCGAACCAGGTGCCGCTATTAAAGCTAAACTGCCACACATTCAGTTTGCACGTAGAGACTAATTAGAAAGGGGAGGAACGAATATAACATGAAATTATTTGATCTTATTACTCCTGCAAATATTACAGCATATTGGGATAACTATAACAACACTACTCAGGATCTCTATCTTGGTGATCGTCTATTTCCAGTAAAGAAAATTGCAGGTATTGAACTTAATAAAATTGGTGGTCGTGCAGGTCTACCTGTAGAATTGAAACCAAGTGCATTTGATACTCAGGCAACCTACAGAGATCGTCTGAGCGTAGAAGTGCAGAAATCTAAAATGCCTTTCTTCCGTGAGAGAATGAAGGTAGATGAGGAAACTCGTCAGCAGATTCTTGCTATTTCTAATGATGCTATTCTTTCTACTTATGTTGAAAGAATTTTTGATGACGCTAATAATCTAATCCGTGGTGCTCGTGTAGCCCGTGAACGTATGGCTATGGAACTTATTTCTACTGGTCAGATTAAGGTAGTAGGTAATGGTTCAAATCTTGTTTATAATTATAATCTAAACAAGAAGCAGAAGGTAAAAGCTACTACTTCTTGGCATAATACTGCATCCTCTACTCCTCTTGAAGATATGCTCGATTGGATTACTCAGTTTAATAAGGATTTCCATGTTAGACTTGGTTATGCAGTAATGACTACTACTACATTTAATCATATTAAGAATTCTCAGTCTGTAGCTAAAGCACTATATCCAACAGCTACTAGCCTTTCTGGTCTACTAATTTATCCACAGCAGGTACGTGACCTTATTCGTAGCTATGTTGGTGTAGAGATTCTTATTAACGATAATGTATATGCAACTGAAGTTGGTGGCATTGGTGTTCCCTTCTTCCCAGATGATGTTGTAACATTCCTGCCTGCTGGCGGTGTTCTTGGTAACATGGTAATGGGTACGACTCCAGAAGAGGTTGACCTGCTTTCCAATAGCAAGTTCGCTTCTAATACTCGTATCGTTGATACCGCTGTAGCTGTATATACTCGTACATTAGATCATCCTGTAAATGTTGAAACTATTGTATCCCAGATTGCTCTGCCCTCTTTCGGTGCAGATGTAAATGGTGGTGCAGGTTCTATCCTCATTGCAGATGTAAAATAATTAAATATGGAAACTCCACACATCAACCTTAGAATGTCACAATGGCTATCTAGGCTAGATGGTGTTAAAGATAAACTTGAGCCTCTACTTAAAGAGGCTCTTGTATTATCTTGTAAAAGAATCAAAGAACACTTAAGAAGAGATCACCCTAAATGGATGAACAGAACTTTTGCATTAGATAAAGCTATAGATAGTATGGTGACTAATAAATTAAAGGCAATAGTTTTTATAGATGAAGATACATTAGAGTATTATTCAAATAATGGCCCATATATATTAAATCCAAATGCTAAGTATAAAGAAGGGCAAGATGTTGGTAAAAATAGTAGATTTCCAAACAGCCCCTTTAGAAATTACGCTAATTATTTAATAGAAGGTACGCATGCACATAGTTCAAAACATGCAAAAGCAATGAGATTTGTTGGTAAAGATGGAAAAATACATTTTGTAAAAAGACCAAATACTGTAAAGGGTATAAAGGGTGACAATGGTTGGCTTACAAGAGCCAGAAATAGTGTTAATTATAGAAAAATTATTGGGGAGGTGCTAGATAGACATGGCATTAAACACGACTAATGTTCCTGCATATAGAGTGTATTATAATAAAGCCACGTTAACAGATGCACTCCTAAAAACATATGTAACAGAAGATTTAGTAAAAGAATCAAGTGAGTATGTTGAATCTTTAGCAAGAAATTATGGGGTCGCACCAGAAAATATTGCAGATCCAACACCATATATAGTTAAAATGATTGCTATATATTATTCATATATGAAAGCAGCATGGTTAAGAACTGTATATAGTTTAGGTAAGGAAACGGATAAAGACTCTTTTAGGCTAAAGTGGGAAATGTATAAACAGGCATTAGATGAGCTTTTAGCGCAATTAAATGCAAGTTCTTTTACAAATGGAACATCAGCTAGAAAAAGAAAATTTCCTGCTGTTTTAGGTTTAGCGAGGAATTAAATCATGTTACAAAAATTAATGTGGAGACAGATAGGAAAAAAGCTGGTGGATTTTATGCGTTCCTATAGATATTTGGATGGTTCAAGATTATTTGAATATCTAAAACATAGGGACGAATTACAGTTTAGGTTTGGAACAGGTAATACTGGTGAATATCCTGCAATTTGGGTAATCTTTAGTGAAGAAGATCCTGTAGAAAAACAGGATAAAATAATTGGAGGAAAAGTTCAGTTTTGGATTGATATATACCTTCAAGGAGAAAATACACTAGATATACCGATAAGTGAATATTTATATAATCAAAGCTATAAAGTTGAGAATGAACTATTAAAAGTGCTACATGATGATTTTTCAAAGAAAATACAGAGAGAATTAAGCATTGGAGTAAAATTTGATGTACTTGCTGTATTAAGTGATGGAGATGAAACAATGGCACTTGGAAATATTCAACATAGAATAGTTATTGAGATTGAGTGGTATAAAAGTAAGTCTTGACAAATTGAAGATAATATGCTAAAATAATTCTTGAGGTGAATTATTTTGGGAAAATTTAAAGATTTGACAGGACAGAGATTTGGTAGATTAGTTGTTCAGTATAGAAATGAAGAGACTAAGAAGTGGCATTGTTTATGTGATTGTGGAAATGAGACTGAGGTAGCTGCTGGTCATTTGAATGCTGGCAGTGTTTCTTCATGTGGTTGCAGTAAGATACCTACTGATTTAGTTGGTAAGAGGTTTGGTAGATTAACTGTGCAATACTATGATATAAAGAAAAAGAAGTGGTATTGTATTTGTGACTGTGGAGGAGAAAAATATACTGATCATGGTTCTTTGATTAGAGGATTAACTAGGTCTTGTGGTTGTTTACATAAAGAAGCTATACATAATGCTAAATTCAAAGATGAAACTGGAAATAAATATAATATGCTAACTGTTATTTCACTCGATAGTATAAAGAAAGACAAAAGTGGACATGCGAGGACATATTGGTTATGTAGATGCGATTGTGGCAATGAAGTAGTTGTTTCTAGAGATCATTTAGGTAGAAATTTGTCCTGTGGTTGTTTAGATATTTCTCATGCTGGTTCTACAAATGAAAATAAGTTAGTTGACTTTGTTTCATCTATTGTTGGTAAGGATAAAATTATATTGCATAGTAGAAAGGCAATTAATAATCAAGAGATTGATATTTATATTCCATCCTATAGATTAGGTATTGAGTATTGTGGTTCTGCCTTTCATGCTACAAATGGTTCTCCCTTTAAGAATAAAAATAAATATTATCATATGACAAAGTTCTTATTAGCTAAAAGTTATGATATACACTTAATTACTGTATTTGATGTAGATTTTGAGGCTGATGAGAATAGAATTTATGATATTATAAAGAATGTTATTGAAGGTAAAGAGCAAGCATATGATTTAACTTCAGATATTGTATATACTGATAATGATTATGATAGTGGTGAGAGTCTGAGAAAGTATGGCTATTTGCCAATTTCACAGACTGAACCAGACTCATTTATATATGGAAATAGGTTTTTAGTCTATCGTTGTGGTAGAACTAAATGGAAAAGATTAACGTGAGGTGACTAGCTAATGGCCAATCAGGCATTCAGTGAAGCATCTGATCTAATGGTAGGTGCTGGTGGAATGAAGTAATGTTCCTATGTATAGAAATATGCATAAATGCCAAAATAATGTTTGAATTGCTGGAACGCTCTAAAGATATCATTACCTTAATAGGTTACGAAAGTATAAATAAAATGATATATGATATATGGTTAAATCCTAAGTATTATAGTAATGAGAAATCAGCAGGTAATAAAAAACTTCAACGACTATCCGAAAGGAGTACACATATAATGTGGAAGTGAACAATATCTAAATTTAGATAAAGATATAGTCTATTCATATACGAGAGTATATGTTAAATAAGATATTTCCGCAGATCAGATGATGAAAATCAGCTCCACTTTTTGGGCAACTGCACAGAGTTTAATTTAACTACTGATGTTACTACTGTAGAAAAATATAGTTCTATGAATAAGAAACGTGAACTAATGGCAGCAGTAACTACGCAGACTAAAGCAAGTGGATCTATAGTATTAAATGAATATAATATGTATAATTTAGCTCTAGGTTTATATGGTACAGAAGGTGTACATGTTCAGACAGGTACTACACTAGTAAATGAGTCTTATACAGTTCCTTCTGTTCCTGGAATTATTGAGCTAAAAGATGCAGATGGTAATAGATATGTAAATGTGACTGGTATTGCAGTAGCACCAGCAAGTGCAGTACTTCCAGAAGCATATTTTACTCCTGGTAATGATACTTATACATTTAATGGCACTACTCCTGATACAAGTGGTGGAGGTCAGGTACAGGTTAATGGTACTGGTTATACTGGTACAAGTGATGCTACATTTGTATTTAGAATTTCTCATTCAGGTACTCCAACTCCAGGTGATTTAGATGGCTATACAATTGAAGTAGCTTCAAATGCGCTGGATCTAAGTACTGCTTCTGGTACATATGTATCAATGACTGGTGATCCTACTACTGGTATGTCTATGCCTGTAAATTGTGCAGGAGTACAGATTACATTTAGTGTAACTGCTGGTGATACTTTCCCAACTACTAGTGGTATCATTACCTTTACAGTAAAAGCAGGTATGAATACATTTAAAGAAGGTAAGGATTTTGTACTTGAAGAAGAATCAGTCCGTGGTGGTCTGATTAAGATTAAGAAAGATGGTGCAATTAAGGCTGGAGATACAGTAATGATTAGTGCTACTGTTCCAGACGCAACATATGTAACAGTTAGTGGTTCTGCTGCTGGTAAGATAACTGGCGAGCTTTTGTTCCTTGGTGATCCAAACCAAGGCAATGCCCTTATGATTGAGGCATGGAAGTGTAATATTCGTCCTGATGGCGACCTCACGGGTCTTATTGGTGACGATTTTGGCGAATTTACCTAAAATGTTGGGCATATGCATTGCGAGATGTATATGAATCTCCTTTAATTCGGTTCCAATAGCTTTTATATAAAAGTATTATGGTATATTAACAAGAGAACCCTTCAAATAAATGTGGGGCAATACCGAGCCAAGATATTTAGTAATAAATATAAGGTGTAACGACTAGATAAAGTAGTCCTAAAATTAGGATAAAATATCCACGAATGGGGAGCATCTTTTATTAAAAGATGGTGATATAGTCTGAACTACTATGATGATAAAATAGTAGAACTATAAGATAAAGAACTTATAGGGTAACAAATTGTACAATTAGATATTATGTCAGATTACGAAAATCATCCTAAACATAATTGGGTGCGTGTAGCGTGAGTTATACGTATATTTCCTTTAATTCGGTTCCGACAAACTATTTTAATAGTTATTGTGGTATATAAAGAAGAGAGTCCTTCAAATAATTATAGGATAATACCGAGCTAAACTATGTGGTAACATATAGGAAGTGTAACGACTAGGTAAAGTAATCCTAAGAGGAAGAAATACCCACGAATAGGGAACAACTTATATGAGTTGAAGATATAGTCTAAACTAGTAAGATGATAAATTACTAGATCTATAGGATAAAGAGCCTATAGGGTAATATATTGGATTATCCTCTGTATAAAGTTACTAAACTTGCAGAGAATACTGAGGGATCTGGCAAGAATGGCGTTTATGATCCAAACGAATAATAATTTATTAAAGACTCAGAATATTCTGAGTCTTTTTTAATTTGCAGGAAAGACTTGACAAATTTGGGTGATTGTGATATACTTTACTTAAAATATGAGTGGTGAGGTGTATCAGTTTGATGAATATTATGATTGGAGATAAATTTGGTAAATGGGAAGTGATTTCTGAACAATTTAAGAAAAATGGTCGCTATTATTTAACTTGTAGATGTTCCTGTGAGAAGCATACAGTTAGAGATGTGCAAAAAACATATTTAATTACTGGTAAGTCAAAGAGTTGTGGCTGTACTAATCATTATAGGGTAAATGACAATATGGTTGGTAAGCGGTTTGGTAAATTAGTTGTAATTAAGCAGGTAAAGAGTAATGATTTAAATTCTATGTGGCTGTGTCAATGTGATTGTGGTAATGAAGTTAAGGTTAAAGGATTTAAATTACGTATTGGACATACTAAATCTTGTGGGAATTGTGACCATACTGGTGAGATTATAAATGGAATAAAATTGTTGGAAAAACTACATGGAGCATGGTATAAATGTCTTTGTCCACATTGTAATAGTATATTTTATCAATTATATAGTAAACTTACTAGTGGTCATATTAAATCTTGTGGTTGTAAGGCAAATAAGCCTATAGATATGGTAGGAAAGAATTTTGGTAATTGGACAGTTATTGCTCCATCAGATAATTATAGATTTTGGTGGTGTGAGTGTTCTTGTGAAAAGCATACGAAAAAACTAGTTAATGGTGAGAGTTTGCGTTCAGGTTTGTCTACATCTTGTGGATGTAAATCTATAAATTTTTGTGGTTCATCAGTAGAAAATGAAATAAAGGATTATATTTTTACATTAACAAATGAAACACCCATTAAGAAAAAGATTTTAGCTGGGGCAGAAATTGATATGTTATATACAGATAGTAGTATTGGGGTGGAGTATAATGGTTCTGCATATCATGCTTCAATAAATGGGTTTCGTAACAATAAACCAATAGATTATCATTTGCAAAAGTTTATTTGTGCTAAAAATATGGGTATACATCTTGTTAATATTTTTGATATTGACTGGATAGATAATAAAGAAAAAATTAAAGGATTTTTATATGATTTATTTGTAGAACCTATTATTATTCTAGTGGATGATTGTAATATTAAAAATATTAGCGTGTTTGAAGCTTTAGATTTTTGCAGTAAATATAGTTTTCAATTAAATATAGATTATTTTAGTGTTTGTTATGGCATTTTTTATCAAGACGTTTTATATGCAGTGATGTCATTTTATAAGATATCTGACACAGATTATTTTCTTGCTGATTTTTGTACTGTGTTTGGTTATTATATAGTAGGAGGTTATGCTAAAGTCTTAGCTATGTTTGAGTCAGCATATAATCCTAATTATCTTACTGGATGTTCAAATAATGATTATTATTCTGGTGTAGAGTATAGTGATTTAGGGTTTTCTTATGTTAGTCAAGAAGATCCAATTTATTTTTGGTGTAGACATAATGAAAAGTATCATTATGAGCAGAATCAGATACATGATATTATTGTTGCTCATCCTCGATTATATCAAGAAGCAATTACTGTAGGGAGTCAAGACGTTGAGGGGTATATTATGAATAGGCTAAATGCTTATAAAGTATATAGATCTGGAAGAACTAAATGGGAGAAACGCTATGAAAATAATATTTCTTGATGTAGATGGTGTACTAAATTCAGTACAAGATAGATTTTCATGGACACTAGAATCTGATAAGTACCTAATATTATTAGCATGTATAGTAAGAAGAACTAATGCAAAAATTGTAGTAAGTTCTTCTTGGAGAAATTGTAGCTTGTTAGATACATTAAAGAAAAGGTTGAATGATTTTTCAATGTCAGTATTTGGTATAACAGGCTATAATAAAAATGGTATTCGTGGCTTAGAGATAAAAGAGTGGCTAGATAATCATAATGATATAGAGTCATTTGTTATTTTAGATGATGAAGTATTCGATATAAAAGAACATTTCTCCAATAATTTTGTACAAACTAGTATGAAAGTAGGATTACAGAAAGAGGATGTTGAAAAATGTATAGCTATTTTATCAAATATAAAGTCCAAGTAATAATTTCTAATTCTTGGGTAGATGTAGATGACACTATATACAGGCAGTTAATAGAAACTGCATTTGTTTTGTGTAATAATAATATCTATGAAATAGCTCCACAATTACTAGAATTTGCAGAATGTGATACTACAGGTGGCTATAGGGTTAAGATATTAGATATTTCATACTTAGGTAAAATGGAGGAAAGCAATGATTGAGCTACTAAAAGAAAAATTAAAGATGATTTGGATTGTGCTTAGATACTATCCAAATAAAACAGGAATGATGCACACTATAACTTGTGGTTGTTGTGGTAATTCTTTTTTGTTTAGGGTAGATGTTACAGAAGTTGATGAAGTTGTCGATGGTTATAACACGGTAATTAGTTCTTATGTGTGTTCTAAGTGTGGTGCGGTAGGAACTAATGTTTCTGCTTGGAGTATTGAAGATGAGAAAATCTAAACATGTATTATATCGTCAAGAGAAAGCTAAAGAACGTAAAAAGTGGTTAAAAATTATTGAAAGAAGATTTGGTAAAGAACACGCTATAAAAGCCAAACATATAGATATTCTTGATAGTCGTGTTAGATTTTCAAGAAGAATTGCGAGATGGAAAGCTTATATTTTAAATTGTGGTCATAGAAATTACTTGGATTGGGAGAGATAAAATTGCATATAGAACCAGTGGTTAATATTTATTATCAGCAGTATCAGTATAATAAAAAGAAGGATAACCACCAAAAGGAGTTTGTTGAAGTTGTGGATGACTTGACAAATGAGCTTAAATGTGGTATAATAAATGTAGGAACTAAGGTCGATATTAAGATTTAATTTTATTTTTAAGAGAGAGGATGAAACATGAGTGAAGAAAAAAACACTTCCGAAATGGAACTATTATTGTCAGAACAGGAAATTAAAGTAGATGGTAAAACGGTAATTGTACATAAACTAGCAATGTTAGATACAATTCGTCTTGCTAGTCAAATGAGTAGTCTAGCAGCTGCTATTGTAAATAACAGTGAAGTAGCTGCTAATGCTATTGGTAAACTTGCAGTAAATTCTGGAGATATTAATTCAGATAATGCTATCAGATTAATTGGTATGGTAGAAATTATAGGATTAGTTGGTGAAGATGCTGCTGATTTAATTCAGAATATTATTGTAAAATCTACTAACTTAACTGAGGATGAAGCAGAACTTATTAGTGCTGAAGAAGGTATTGATCTATTATTTAAGATTTATGAGGTGAATAAATCTTTTTTCAAGAAGTTCTTGCAGAAGCTAAAGGAGAAGACTCAAAATCTGGTCGAGAAAAAGGACGAGGAAAAGCCAAAAAAGACCAGCAAGAAGTAAGTATCTATGAAGTTCTGCAAGTTTTAATAGAACATGGACATGATAAGAATAAGGTACTTAGAGAATATTCGAGAGAAGAGATAACATTGTTTTACGAAAAATGTGTTAAACAGGACATGAGACATACAGCAGATTTTATAGATGCTGTAGGACTAGGAATAGGCATGGCTTTTGGAGGATCTGGAAAGAAAATACAAAAAATAGTTGAAGATATGAGAAAATAAGCCTTACCTATATAATGGTGAGGCTTTTTATATATAAATAGGGGGGAGGAGATGTGGCAGGGAAAGAAAAAACCATTTTACAGTTAGATGGTGAGATAAATCTTAAAGCAGATAAAGCAAAGCAAAGTATGCAAGAATTAAAGAATCTGCTTAATGAATTTAAGAATAAAACTATAGATGTAAAAGCACAAACTAGAAGTGCAAGAATGTCTATTCAGAATTTAGGGGATTTTATTTCTCGTACATTTAATAGAGAAAACGTAGTAAAACTATCTACCGCTGATGCTCAAGCAAAAGCTGATAGATTATTAAGTACATTAAGATCATTTAAAGATTTTACTAAAATAACTTTATCTTTGGATGCAAAAGGAGTATCTTCACAACTTCAGTCAATAAGAAATGATTTAAATTTTATTACTGGTAAGCATACTATAAGTTTAAATGCTACTACTGCACAAGTTAAAAGTCAATTAGCAGGTTTATCAAAGGACATAAATAACCTTAAGAATGTAAGTTTTACAATAAATGTAAAAAATAATGCAGACCTAAAAGGAATAAATACATTTACTAAAGATATGTCTAAACTTGCAGGATTAAAGAGTGATATAACTTTTGGTATAACTGTAAAGAGTGTACAAAATTCTTTAGATAGAGTTAGACAAGTATCTAATGTACTAGCTAATTTGAAAAATAATAATTCTATTCAGTTTACAGAAAGTGGGTTAAACCCAATTTTAGGTAAACTGAAGAATATGGAATTATATTTAAGGTCTATTAAGCAAAATTCAAAGATAAAAATAGAAGCTAGTGGTGCAAAAGATTTACCAAAATTAAAAGTTGAAGCAGACCAGTCTGATTTATTTGCTGTAGAAAAAAGATTAGCCATTATTACCAATCAGATACGTAGAATAAATAGGATGACTCTTAGAGTTAATACTAGGTATAATAATAGATCTGGTGGTGGAGGATCTAGAGGTGGAGGCAGTAGTGGAACTGTTGGCGGTGATCGTTGGTATAATTCAAGTGATGCTACACAGTTTATTCATTTTCTCGGTAGATCTTCAAAAGGTCTTGGTTCATTTGGTGAGGCTTTGGCAGATGTATTGGCTAAAGGTAATGCTGCTGGGGGTTCTTTAAGTAAACTTACTGGTACAGCATCTATAGCAGCTGCTACTATTGGCGGTATGCTGGTTGCGGGTAATTTACTGATAGGTGCAATCAATAATTTGGCTTCGGCACTTGGATCTATAGCACAATTAGTTGCAACAGCATTAAAGCCTGGATTTGAACTAATGGCTCAACGTGATACAACTATGCTAACTACAAAAGCAGCATTAAAGACTTCAGCCACTGTTAATGGTAGAGCAGTAACTAATGAAGAAGCTACTGCTGAATCAGCGTATTTATTTAGCAGAGCTATGCAGGAAGCTGCTAAAACAGTATTGAACTTAAATGATATTCTTACAGCACAGCAAGGCGTATTGCCAATGCTTTTAAATAAGGGTATGACTCCAAAACAAGCTCAAGATGTTATTTTTGGTGTAGCTGGTGTAGCAAAGACTGGTAGATTGGCTCCTAATCAGGTACTACAAGAAACTCGTGATTTAGCTCAAGGTAGTATTACAGCTAGAACATCACAGGTAGCAAATATTTTGGGCATTACTAATCAAGATCTTGCTCAGTTTAAGGGTAATGTTGATGCATTATATGAGTATTTGATGAAGAAATTTCAAGAATATACTAAGGTAATGGAAGAATATGCTAATACTCCTGTTGGTGCTATAGAACAGTTGCAAGAGACTTGGGGCATTGCTGCAATGACGATAGTTGATGAGTATGGGCCACTTATTGTTGAAACTGCTCAGACTATTACAAAGTCGTTAGGTCAGTTTGATGAACAAGGTAATTTTCATCTTAGTGATTGGCTAAAAGAATTGGCTGATGGATTATTAGATATAGTTGTATATGCTACTTCATGTGCAGATGCTTTGTTGAATATGATACAGTCCATTGTTGGTGGAAGCGACCCAATAGAGACTATGGTTAATTTCATAAAAGATATGATAGGTGCATTAACCACGCTTATTGGTACACTTTTAGGTGTCATAAAGATATTTAAGATGTTATGGGCTGTAATGAAATCAGGAGTAAGTTTGATTGAGGGTTTAGTCAAAGGGTTTATTGGGCTAACACAAGCTTTTCTTGGTTGGGTTAATGCTAAACTTGGTAATGAGTCTAAGGCTAATGAATATGCTGAAGCTTCAAAGACATTTTTAAGTGAATCAAAAAATGCTTTTTATGCGTTTTCTGATGTAGAGGGTCAGTATAATAATACGATAGATACTGGATGGACTGGAAACAAGAAAACTAATGGATTTGATACTTATCTGGGTGAATCTGGAAAATTAACTAAAAAAGTAATTGATTTGATAGATAGAGCGAGAAATAGGGATATTCCTAAAGGTAGGGATGTTCCAAGAATGAAAGGAACTGCTCA